ATCTACAAGGTGCTGAGTTCGGAAGCCTTCACCAAGGAGGGCCTGAACCCCACCGTCGCCATCTACGACGAACTTCATGCGGCACCGACCGACGAGCTTTACAACGTTATCGTCCAGGCGTTCGGCGCGAGACGTGACCCGCTGCTCATCATCATCACAACGGCGGGCGTCAAGTCCGATCAGACCGGCGGGGATAGTATCTGCTATCGCCGGTTCCAGTATGGCGAGAAGGTGGCCTCGGGTGAGATCGAGGATGACACCTTCTTCATGGCGTGGTATGGCGCGCGGAAGGACAGCAACTACCGCGACCCAGCCACGTGGGAAGCCTCCAATCCTGGCTATGGTGACCTGATCGATGCGGAGGATTTCACCTCCGTCGTCAAGAAGGTCCGCGAGAACGAGTTCCGCACAAAGCGCCAGAATGAGTGGGTCGCACAGACCGTTGCCTGGCTGCCGCAGGGCGCATGGAATGCCTGCCGCGATAGCGAAAGGGAGTTCGCCGAAGGTGCCAAGGGAGTTGTCCTGGGCTTTGACGGTTCTAAGAATGGTGACTCAACAGCGCTCGTGGCGGTCACCGTCAAGCAGGAACCTCAGATCAAGGTTCTCGGTCTATGGGAGAAGCCTCCGGAGGACGATAACTGGCGCGTTCCGCGCGGCGCGGTAAAGGATGCGATCCGCAAGGCGTGCAAGACCTATAACGTCAGAGAGGTCGCCTGGGACGAATGGCTATGGCTTGACGCAGCAGAGGAACTTGAGGACGAGAAGATCCCGGTCGTGGCCTATCCGCAGACCCTCAGCAGGATGGGTCCGGCGACACAAAGGTTTTATGAGCTAGTCGTCAATGGCAACATTTCCCATAATGGCGACCCGCGCCTGGCACGTCATCTTGAGAACGCTCAGCTAAAGACGGACGCCAGGGGCTCCCGGCTTATGAAGGACGCACGGCAGTCCCCGCGCAAGATCGACCTAGCGGTCGCTGGCGTGATGGCCGTGGACCGCGCCGGATGGTGGCTCACTCAGGAGGTCTGGAACGAGCCGACCTACACCTGGAAGGACGATCACACCGGAGAGGAACATACGGTCCCGGTGTCGCAGATCGGTTTCGTCTACTAATGAGGCAACCATGAGCACCGCAGAGCTTGAACCAGTAGTGCCGCCGAAGTCACCTCGCCGCAAGCTGGACCTGCGCCGCAGGGCATACCGACTACAGCGCCGGGTCATCAATGTGTACCAGGCATTCATGGAAGCGCCGAAGGATGTGCGCATCACCGGGTTCCAGTTCCTCTGCTTCCTGGCGGGGCTGTACTTCGTGTCGTGGTGGTCCATTCCAGTAGCGGGCGTCATTGGAGCAGTCATTGCGATCATCGCAGCCGAACGTCAGTAAGGAGCCCGCATGAGCATGTTCAACGCTCCGCGCGCTCTGGAAAACCGGGCAATCGGTGGCGCTGGAGTCATCAACCCCTTCGAGAACCCATCCGTCTCACTTAGCTCGGTGGGCCTCGACACGATCTTCAATATGATGACCACGACGGATTCCGGTGAGTCCGTCACCCCCGACAACTCGATGGTGCTGCCCACGGTCTTCCGCTGTGTGGGCCTGCTGGCCACAGTTATTGCCGGGTGCCCGCTGCGGACATTCCGAGACCCCGGCAAGGTCGAGCAGTTCCCGGCCATTCTGGATAAGTCGAACAACTCGATGGTTTATACGCAGTATGAACTATGGGAGCTAGTGGTTGTTCATCTCGCGCTATGGGGAAACGCCTTCATTCGCAAGATCCGCAACCCGATGACCGACCAGATTGTGGATCTACAGCCGATCTATCCCGGCCGCGTCAAGGTTCGCCGTGTGACCCCGCGAGAGGCGGCACGTACGGGTATTGACGCCGGTACCAAGATCTTCGAGGTCAAGCGCCTGGCTGATGACGCACTTGAGTTCGTGGACACGAGCCCGATCATCTACACCGACTTCGAAATCATGCACATTCCCGGCATGGGATACGATGGGGTACAGGGCCTTAGCCCGATCATGTTCGCGGCCAGGACTATCGGCACCGCGATGGCGGGCGACAAGCTTGCCGCCAGGTTCTACGCAAAGGGCAGCATCCTTAGTGGCATTATCAAGGTGAAGGCCCCGCTCGCGGACCAGGCCCAGGCTGATGCCATTCGTGCGAAGTGGATTCAGAAGATGGGTGGCACGAGTCATGCCGCCGAGGTCGGCGTCCTGGATGCCGCTACCGATTTCCAGCCACTGACAATTGATCCCGACGCGCTCCAGTTCCTTGAGTCGCGCAGATGGCAGACCAACGAGATCGCCCGCATGTTCGGCATCCCGCCGCACCTCGTAGGAGACGTAGAACGCAGCACGTCATGGGGCGCGGGGATCGAGGCACAGAATGTGGGATTTGTATCCTACACGATCAATGGCTGGACCGGCCGTATGGAGCAGCGAGTCAGCCGAGAGGTGATCGGCATTCGCAAGCAGTACAGCGAGTTCGACCTTGACCGCCTGATGCGGGGCAGCATGGCCGAAAGGTTTGCCTCATACACGCAGGGCATCGCCGCCGGATGGATGACACGCAACGAAGCAAGGATCAGGGAAAACATGGTGCCACTCGACGGCTTGGATGAGCCAGTTCTTGCTCTCAATATGGGAGCGGGCGATAAGAACTTGCTCACTAGCCCGCCGCCGCAGCCCAACGGATTTGGAGGGGCCTAAGAATGGCCATGGAATACAGGTACATGCGCAAGGCCGCTCCCACGGTGGACGACAACGGTAACCTGACCGGCCGGGCGTGGCCCTATGGTTCCGAGACCCGTATTGGCTCAGGCCCATATGGCTTCACTGAGAAGATCCGCACGGGCGCTGGCAAGAAGTCCATCAATGATGGTGACATCGTTCTGCTGGACAATCATGAGACGCGCCTGCCGCTGGCGCGCATGAGTGCTAACACTCTTCAGATGCGCGATGGCACACAGGGCGGGGACTGGGTGGCTCAGCCTGCCGACACCTCCTATGCCCGGGATGTCGTGGAGAATGTGCGCGCCAAGAACTACGGCGGTTGCTCGTTCGGATTCGAGATCGTCAAGGACGAATGGACGATGGATGATGGTTCACCGGCAACGCCGCTCGACGGCACCCGCCGCGAGATCATCGAAATGAAGGTCCACGAGATTTCGGTCTGCACCTTCCCGGCATACACCCAGACGAGTGTGTCAACCAAGGAAATGGTGCGGGCCGCTCGTGGTCTCAGTCCGGAGGACGAGCGCAAGGTCAGTGCCACCGCCTATAATGGCAAGGAAGGCGAAGGCGAGCGTGCCGCCGCCGCGAGCTACGAAGATCTGAGCACCTGCGGCGACTGCGGCGCGACAGGCCAGTACAGCACCTACTGCACCGCCTGCGGAAAGCCAATGACTACGCCCGCTTCCAGTAACACCTACTGTGGATCGTGTGGCGCGAAGATGGACGACGGCACCCGCGCATGCACTGTATGTGGCGAGGTTCGCGCCGAAGAGGACCGTGGCGGAGACGCGCCGGGCGATGGGGCAAAGCCATACGGGAACGTGGACTATGCCGATCCCGGCTACCAGTCCGACAAGAAGAAGCGCTACCCGCTCGATACCAAGAAGCACGCCAAGGCAGCCTGGGCCTACATCAGCAAGGCCAAGAATGCGGGAGCGTACACCGCGAGCCAGTTGGCGTCTGTCAAGTCCAAGATCAAGGCAGCGCTCACCAAGTACGGCGTGACCACATCGCCAAGCGAAGCCAAGATGGTCGAATGGGAAGCCGGGTCCGACTTCCGCGAGATGGTGGAAGGCTGGGAGACCATGGCCCGCAATGGCGAGTTCGGAGTACTGCCGGGTGACGTAGCCCGAGCGGACGATGTCAACACCCTTGCACGTGACATCAGGGCCGCACAGGGCCAGGAAGATCGCCTAGCCTGCATCACTCGCGCCGCCGAATGGGGCCTGAGTGACCTGCTTCCGGACCACTGGGGCGGCGACGGTAACGTCGCCAAGGCAGCGACCGAGGAAGTCACCCGTGACATGGACTCGATCTATAGCCTGGCGCTCTCGCTGCCCGCGACCAACACCGCCCTCCGCATCATGGACCTCGCTGAGGCGTACCTGACCCAGGAGGCCGCCGAGGAGGCCAAGAGGACCGCCGAGGAACCGGTGCCTGACGACCCGGACAGGCCAGCCACCACCCTTGCGGACGCCCGCAGGGCCATGGAAGAGGCTGAGAACCGCCGCAGGTCTCTCGCCCACTGAGGGGCACAGGAGTACCCTCCGCCAGTTTTAACCCCGCACGGACACGCACAGCGCCGTCCAGGGGCATTACAGCACGAGCCGTCACCAGACACTCGGGCAGTCATCATCCACGAGGCACTGTTCGAAAGGATCTAGCAGATGGCTAGAGTAATGTCTGTTCGCGAGAAGCAGATTCGCGAGGACCGCGCGCGCACCTATGGTCACATGACTGACCTGATGGAGCGCTGGAACGAGGAGGGCTCGCTCTCTGCCGAGGAGACCCAGGCGTACGACAGGGCCGAGAAGGAACTGCGTGGCCTGGACAAGGACCTGGAGCGCATCGTCCAGTTCAACCGGCTGAATGATGCCCGCGAGGAGCAGGCCGACATGAGCGGCCAGAGTCGTGACAACCTCGACTCCCAGAAGGATCTTCACGAGCGCGCCTTCAAGTCGTTCCTGCGCAGGGGCTCCAGTGCCCTGAGTGGCGACGAGCGCCGCGCCCTCATGGAGTCTCGTGTCACCCTGGACGCCAACGCGCTTGCCACTGTCGGTGGCGCATCGAACGCTGGCTTCCTGGTGCCGCAGGGCTTCTGGCACAACCTCCAGGTCGCTTTGAAGCAGTTCGGCGGCCTGCTCGGCCTGGCCCAGATCGTGGAGACCTCAACCGGTAACCCGATGCCGTGGCCAACCGTTGACCCGACCAGCATCGTCGGTAACTACGTCGGTGCACAGGGCACGCAGCTTGGATTCCAGGACTACGTGTTCGGCCAGGGCATGATGAATGCCTGGACGATTACCTCGAACGTGGCGCTTGCGTCCGTTGAGGCAATCAATGACACGGCATTCGATGTCGAGACCTTCGTGAGGACCCGCATCGGTGAGAGCATCGGCCGCTTCGTCGCCGCCGAACTGTACACCGGTACCGGCTCGTCCGCACTACTGGGCCTGACCACCGCCCTTACCGCGTACGGCGTCAAGGCTGGCGCACAGGGCGGTATCTACCAGCCGACTGCGGCGGGCACCGTGACCAAGCTGGGTTCCGCAACGCCGGTCAACAAGCTGGCAGCCGGAATGCCGGGCTGGGACGACATCGTCGGAATGACCGCCAAGGTGGACCCGGCGTACCGCGCGAGCGGTCGCTGCACCTGGGTTATGAACGACACCACGCTGTGGAATATCCGCAGCATCACCGACACGCAGGGTCACCCGCTGTGGAACCCGAACGTGCAGGTTGGTGCCGATGACCGCGTCTATGGCTATCCGGTCAAGATCGACCAGAATGCCGGAAACATCAGCACCAGTGCTGGCGTCATCGGTGGTCTTCTGTTCGGTGACTTCCAGACCTGCATGGTTGTCCGTCAGGTCAACCAGGCCAGCGTGATGCGTCTTGACGAGCGTTACGCCGACTTCCTACAGGTCGGTTTCCTTGGCTTCGTCCGCATGGACTCCCGTGCGAACGACCTTCGCGCCGTCGCTGAGTACAAGGCACCGGCTAGCTGAGTCTGGCGGGGCGGGGTGGGAATGCCTCGCCTGTCCCGCCCTGTCGTGTTCTACCGCTAGGAGTCTCAGGTGGCAAATGTTGTAACTCTTGACGAGGTACGCCGTCACCTGAGATATCCTGCGGCGGATACACAGGACGACGCAGCAATGCAGCTATTCATGGATGCCGCAGACCAGGTAATGGTCAAGGAGTGCGGAGCCAACGTAGCTACCCAGTGGAACGAATACTACGACGGCGGCGATAGTGCCATCTTCCTGTTCAGGACTCCGGTTCTGTCCGTTGAGCTAGTAGAGGAAGGCTGGGGTTTCGCGAACTTCATCCTGGACTATATTCAGGTCGATTCGGCTACCGTGCCCACAAATTACGCCTACTCGATTGACGATGCGGACAACGGTTATATCACCCGCCGCACCTCGGGGAACGTGCTTATCCCGTTCCGGGCGGGAACCAATAACATCCACATCGTCTATACGGCGGGCAGGAACCCGATCCCGCCGATTATCAAGCTCGCTGAGCTAGAACTGATCGCGCACTGGTGGCAGAACTCACAGCAGCGCTCGGGACCGCAGGCCACTCTGACCAGCTATGCCGCCGTGGACTACGAAATCCCGCGCTCCGGTGGTTCGCAGTACACGAGCATCAACCAGGGTGTGCCATGGCGCATCATCGAAATGATCAAGCCGTTCAGATCGGCACCGATTATCGGATAAGGAGTTAACCATGACTGACGCCAAGGCCGACGAGGCCAGGTCGGGAGAGGCCGAGGTTCCAGAGGAAGGCAAGGCCGCCCATCCGGTGATCCGTGCCGCAGAAGAGAAGCTAGCCGCCGTCGAGGCGGGCGAGTACATGGACGTGGACAGGCACCAGGCCATTCGTGCCAAGCATCTTGGTGATGGCGCGTTCACGCCAGAACAGCTAGCCGCACGAAAGGGTGACAAGAATGGCTGACGCAGCCGCAACCCCCGCACCGGCACGTAAGGGCGCCACACCGGCCCCGGCGAAGACCGACCGTGAAAAGCAGCTTGAGGCCGAACTCGGTGCCGTGCGCTCACAGCTAGCGCAGGCACAGGACGCGGCCAGGCTGGAGCGCCGTTCATCCGACCCGCGCAGCGCGCACTACGACCCGGCGGCGGCACAGGAAGAGGCATGGCCCTCTCAGGTTCGCGACGAAGCCTGACTTAACAGCAAGGATGACTAATGGCTGACATCACTTACAAGACCGTCGCCTTCCCTGACGGATACGTAAACGTTCCGTATGAGGCAGGGATCGCCGAAGAGGGCTCCGCGACCGCCGTGACAGCGGGTGGCGTGAACAGCGGCACACTGCCGCCTGGTCTCGTGGTGAACGCCACCGACCATCGCCGGATCACCGGCACTCCAACCTCAGCGGGTTCCTTCACCTTCACCCTGACATCGACGGATACCGCTGGCGCGGTCGTGTCGGGCTCCTACACGATCAATATCCACAATGCCGTGGCCCCGGGCGTGTACAGGGCCGCCCCTCTGGCTACCCAGCTAAAGATCCAGTGGCCGACGGAGTTCTGATATGGCAGCGGACATCCTGATCAAGACGCAGACGTTCCCGCCGGGGTTCGTGAATGTCGCATACGAGGCCGGGGTAGCAACCACCGGCAATGCGACCGCGATCACCGCCCATTCGATTGCGACCGGCGCGCTGCCACCGGGCCTGACGGTCAATGCATCGGACCACCTGCGCATCGCGGGTATTCCCACCGCATCCGGTAAGTTCACCTTCACCATCGCACTGACGGACACGGCGGGGGTAACCACATCACCCTCCTTGTCTATTGTCATCGTATCGCCGGGAAAGTCCCCGCTAACGGATGGCAACTTCCCGGTGGCCGATCAGCTAAAGGTGCAGTGGCCCTCTGAGTTCTGACCCCGATCTGAGGCAATCATGAGCAGCGTTATCCGCCAGGCACGAGTGAACTTCCTGGCACT